TCTAAAGGTAAATAATAACTGCCCTCTCACGAGGGCTTTTATCTTTAGTAATTAGTTAGTTATTAAAGATAAAACTTCCAATAAACTAGGAAATATTATGGACTTACAAACATTAAAATTTAAAGTAGAAACTGGTGAATTAGTCTCTGCTGTTACAGCCATTAAGAATCTTGGTACTGAAGTCTCAAAGCTTAATAAGCCTGTAAAAGAAAATACAAAAGAGACTGAAAACTCAACCAAAGCTACCAAAGAAAACGTAACAGTTTTACAGCGCCAGCAAGATATCCTTAAGTTTATGGCTGACGGTTTCTCTAAGGGTCAGGCTTCAGTATTAGCTTATGCTAAAGCTGCAGGTGCTTTGAGTACAGAGATTGCCGACTTAGGTGTAGTACTTCAGAAACAACGTACATTAATGGGTACAGACCCATTTGATAAAAGCTTAGGTGCGCTTACAGCTTTAAAGAATGAATATACAATTATCAAAGAAGTACAGCGTTTATATAATGCTGAATTAGGTTTATCTCGTTCTCAAATGGAACAGTTAGCCCGTGATAAGATTCGTTTACTTGAACAATATAAAATTGAAGGTCGTAGTTTAACAGATATTAAATCTGGTATTATGTCCTTAAACATGGCATACTTAAGCAACGTAGATGCTGAGAATAAAATCATTAATAGTATGAGAGCTAAGGAGCAACAAGTTGCTGCTACCTCAAAAGCTAATGCTTATCTCGAAAAAGAAATCTACCGAGTTAATACAGCCTTACAAGAACAAAATAAAGACTTGTCCTCTGGAACTACTAATGCATTGATTCGTTTCGAAGCTGCATTAAAGAATTCTGGTAAGACTGCTCAAGAACAAGGCGCAGCTTTAGACGGTTATAGACAAAAGCTAATGGCTTTACAAAAAGCTAGTGGCAACCGTCAAGTAGATTATTTATCTCGTGCCTTAGGCCCACAAATTACTGACATTGCGGTAGGTCTTGCAACAGGTCAAGCACCACTCACAGTTATGCTACAACAAGGCGGTCAATTACGCGACCAATTTGCATTAGCAGGTGTTGCTGGCTCAGACATGGGTAAGATGCTCGTAGAAGCCTCTAAAGCGATGGTAGGCAGCGTTAAAGACGTAGCTATGGCTGTCGGTCAATTAGTTGGCACTGCCTTCATGAGTTCTGGCAAAGCAGTTATGGAATTCGGCGGCAGAGTTACTGGCGTAACAGCCTTAATGGAAAAAGCCAGATACCAATTAAGCTTAATGGCTATGGCTACAGGCGACAACGGTTTAATTAGTGCATTCAATGGTGCAAGTAAAGCCTTACAGGTATTTACAGGCGGTTTAGTTGTTGGTGCAGCTGCATTAGGTATCGCATTCTTAGTAGGCTTAAAAGAAGTTATTAAACAAGAGAGTGAATTAACCAAAGCGTTAACTCTTTCTGGTGGTGCTTTAGGTTTATCTAACGAACAAGCAACTGCCCTAGCAAAAACATTTGCAGGTAGTAAAGGCAATATCGGAGATTTTACTGTAGCTATTACTGAAGCAGCTAAAGCAGGTAATATTACTTCTAATAATCTAGAGGCAGTTACTACCGCAGCAGTCGCATTAAATAAAGCAGCTGGTGTTGATGTAGCACAAACAGTAAAAGAATTTAGTAAACTAGGTGAGAAACCTGTAGATGCTATTCGTGAATTAGCTAAATCAACTGGTCTAATTGCACCAGAAGTTTTACAAGCTGTTAGCCTCCTAGAGAAACAAGGTAATCGCACAGAAGCTGCTGCTGTAGCAACTCGTGCTTATTCAGATGCTCTCAAGAAAGCTGCTGTTGATATTAAAACTGACATGGGTATTATCGAAAGCATTTTCAAAGGTATCGGTTCAACCGCCTCTGATATGTGGGATAAAATCCTTAACGTAGGTCGTAAAGGCACTTTAACTGACAGGCTCAAAGAAGCTTCTGCTGATATCGCTCAGAGAACTAGAGAAGGTGCTTCATGGTTCCAAACAGGCGCAGCCTACAAGGAAGAGTTAGCAAGATTAAAAGAGATTGAAGATAGCTTACGTAATCAAGTCAACATGGAAAAAGCCAGCGGTGACGAGAAGGCTAAGAACTCAGCTTATGCTGATTGGGAATTAAAGTATGGTAAGTACTCTGAGAAGTCATTAACTAATCAAGAGAAATTCACTCAACAGATTCGAATCCAAGACCAATACTTAAAAGACGGTATTATCACTCAGGAAAAATACAACCAAGTGGTAAAAGGTTTAAAGAGGGAAATCTTCGGTGAAGGCGCTCAACCTAATAACTTAGAGCTTTCACAAAAAGCTTATGGCGAAGAGCTAAAAATGGCTCAATCCATGAACGAAAATAAACGCAAGGTTCTTAAGTTCTATTACGACATTGGTTTAAAAGACCGTGCTGAATATGTAGCTGAAGACACTGCACTATTAGAAGGTTCTGAAGCAGAGCAATTAGCTGTTATTGAAAAATACCAGAGACAATTTGCAGAAGCTTATGCAGTACAACGTGCCGCCTTAACTGCTAGAGCAGGTGCTGGCTCTCAAGATGTTAAAAACTTAAAAGATAAATTCGATGAGTTAAACAAGAGTTTAGAGAACACTAAAAAGACTATTGCCGATACAATTGATACTCGCGCTGTAGAAAATATGAAGGTTATCGGTGAAGTTGTAAAACAAGCTAAAGATGCCTACGTAGAATTTACTAAGACAGTAGCCACTTCTCAGAATCAACGTGCAATGACATATGAATCTGAAAAAGAACTTGCTGGTGCTTATGGCGCTTCAGCTGAACGTATTAAAGCTTACCGTGAAGAATACAACAAGTTAATTCCAGCTATTACTGCTGCTCAAGAGCGAGTAAACCAAGCTGAAAGAAACTTAGCTGCATCTCCAGCGGATACAGAGCAAAGAGTTCTAGCAGAGCGTACAGTCGCCGAGACAAAGATGTATTTAGCTAAGACCACATCTGATGCTCAAATTGCTGCTACTAAGGCTGCAAGTGATGCTGAAGTCAAGTACAACGATATGTCAATTAAGCGTTTAAATGCTTATAACGATGCCTTCGGTAGAGTATTTGATGGTATGGCAGATGCTATTGTCAAATTTGCTCAAACAGGTAAGTTAAGCTTTTCAGGTCTAATTGATTCAATGCTTGTTGATTTAATTCGTTTTGAATTACGCGCTCAAATGTCTGCACTATATTCTGCTACAGGTGGTGCTAGAGGTTTAATGAGTATGTTTACTGGACCTAGTATGACTGCTCAAACTAGTACGCTCACAGGTGGAACAGGTAATGCTTCAGGTGTTAGCACACAAGCTGCCTTAGGTAAAGCCTATGACAATGGTGTGCAAATGTTCGCTAAAGGTGGTTCATTCACTAATTCAATCGTAGATAGCCCTACATTATTCAAGTTTGCCAAAGGCACTGGTATGATGGGTGAAGCTGGTCCAGAAGCTATTATGCCATTACGTAGAGGTCCTGATGGTTCTCTAGGCGTTCAAGCACAAGGTGGTGGCGGCAGTAATGTATCTGTTAATGTTATCAACAACTCTAGCTCACAAGCTACTACTTCTGAAACAACAGACTCTAGAGGTAATCGTCAAATTGAGGTTATCATCGGTGATATGACAGCCAGTGAAGTAAGCCGCAGTGGTAGCTCTTCACAGAAGGCTTTAAAATCAACCTTCGGTGTACAACAACAATTAATTAGGAGATAATAATGGCATATGCATATATTTGGCCTGTGGACTTACCGCAGACACCTAATACCGACTATTCAGAAACTAGCGGGACTTTAATCATTAGAACTTCTATGGATGCAGGTCCTGCTAAGATGCGTAGACGAGGTGCTAGAACGAATACTATGCAAGTGACTTTTGAAATGTCAACAGCCCAAGTAGAAATACTTCGGGCTTTTGTCGAAGATACTTTAAAAGGAACTGCACGTTTCGGATTTACACATCCACGTACAAATGAAATTGTCGAGGTACGTATTGTGCCACAACAAGAAGGTTCATTGTTCTCCATTGGCTATATTCTACCAGAGTTCTGGCGTATTTCAATGCAGTTTGAGGTTCTACCATGAGCCGTTTAACAACAATGTCTCCAGAGGCGATTAAAGCGGTATTCTCACCTGATGCAGATGCCGATTTAATCTTCCTATTAACTATTTATAACCCTGCTAATCCGACCCAAGTGGTTGCAAGATTAGCAGATGGTTTTACACAACGTATTAGTGAAACTGATACAGAGGTTATCTACGGTGTAAAAAGTAACGGGCATGATTTTATTTTCTTGCCTATGGAGATTGGTTTACCAACTGAAGAAGAGGCACAAGCCCCTAGATGCTCCATTACACTACATGATGTAACTCGTTATGTTACACCAATTATTAGAACTATTACAGCACCTCCACCTATTAAAATGGAACTGGTATTATCCAAGACTCCTAATACTGTAGAGGTATCTTTCGATGGGTTCTATATTAATAGTTTTACATACAATGCGAATTCGGTAACTGCAAGTCTTTCAATGATTGATTTGGAAAGAGAACCATTTCCCGCACATTCTTTTACACCGAGATATTTCCCGGGTATGTTCTAACACACCATTTTTATGAGGTATTTTTAATGTGGTCAAATAATTATATTGGTATACCTTTCAAATATAAAGGTAGAACCGAAGAAGGACTAGATTGTTGGGGATTAGCTCGTCTTATCTATAAGAACGAATATAATATCACTCTGCCATCTTTTAGTTCTGACTACGAAGATAGTGATATCAATCGTATTGAAGAATTGATTGCTCAGTATAAAGAAGGTTGGGAAACTGTAGATACACCATCCGAAGGTACTGTAGTATTATTCAGAGTTATGGGCCATGAATCTCATATTGGTGTAGCAGTATCTCCTACCCATTTCGTGCATGCTCGTGAAGGTTATGATTCAGCAATTGAAGCGTTTGATTCACCTTACTGGAAAAGACGTATCGTTGGGCACTTTAAATACAACGTTAAAAGCGGTGCGTTACTCAACGTAGTACCTCACCCATTACGTACAGAGCGTCACACGGTTCCAGTACCAGAAGGTACTAAGCTTGATGTTTTAGCTAATTGGATTTTAAAAGAGTATTCAATTGCTGAAGAAATCAAGAGCAAGATTAACATTATTCTAAATGGTCGTGTAATCGAAGAATCTCAGTGGTCAAGTATTACTTTAAAAGATACTGACACTATTGAATACAGGGCTATTCCTACAGGTGGTAATACTACACGCTTAATTCTAACATTAGCTGTTATTTATATTGCGGTTGTTACTGGTCAAGCCTATGCTGCAGACTTAGCTACCTATACAGGTATGAGTCAAGCTGGCGCTCAAGCGGTTATTACTGCTACAGTAAGTATGGTTGGTATGCAAGCAGTCAATATGATTGCACCTATTCGACCACCAGATATGGGTCCAGACCCAAAAGACGCAGGTAGTGCTGAACGAGCTTTAATGCTGGCTGGCGCTCAAAACCGTGGTACTCCTTATCAAGCTATTCCAGTAGTTTTAGGTAAGGTTAGGGTAACACCTCCACTAGGTGCTATTAACTACTTAACATATGAAACAGAACGTGATAATTATTTATCAATGCTTCTAATTTGGGGTTATGGTCCGTTAACGATTTATTCAGATTCTTTCAGAATCGGCGAACAGACAATTTCTAACTATACTGATTACCAGTTAGTTAATCTAGATAGAAAAACAACAGAAACATATGACCAGTTAAGTGCCTTTGATGCTATCTATGGTAGAGATATTACACAAGTAAATCCACGATTAGAATTAGTTTGTGAAGGTAACCCTGAGGCTACAGTTACAGCTGGCCCTTGGGCAGAATCCATCTCTACTGAGCATGTTGACTATGTAACCGTAGCATTACATTTTCCACAAGGTTTACGTAAGATTAAATCCAAAGGCGATGGTGCAGGTAATAGTTATGTAGCTCCAGTTACCTTTGAGTTTGGCGTATATTATGATGGTTCTTGGCATGACCTTGGCACAACTATACTAGGGTCTGATGCACCAAAAAAGGATGCGTTTACTTATACACAATCATTCTATACTCCAAGTAGTTTCCCAAATAATAATCAAGGTGTTACAATTCGTGTTCGTAGAACTACTGGTGACAACACAGAGGATAATCCTGATTATCGTTACTACCATCAAGCGTATCTACAAACTGTAACTTTTACACGTAATGGTACACCAGCTTTAGACCCTAATGGTTGTAAAATTGCTAAATCTGCTTTTAAGATTAAAGCTACAGACCAATTAAACGGTTCTATTGAAGGTATTAATGCACTGGTTCAAACCTATGCTAAAGATTGGAATGGTTCTGCTTGGGTTTTAAACAGTACAAACAATCCTGCATCTTTATTTAGATACGTATTAGAACATCCAGCTAATGCTCAAAAGATTACTAATAATAACAAGTTCGATTTAGTCCAGCTTCAACACTGGCATGCATATTGTGCCGCTAAAGGTTTTACTTTTAACTCTGTGCTAGGAACTCAAAAGGGCTTATTAGATGTTCTAAGGGATATTTGTGCGGCTGGTAGAGCTAGTCCTGCACTAGTGGATGGTAAGTGGACAGTTACAATTGACGAAGAAAAGCCAAACGTAATCCAGCATTTCACACCACATAATAGTTGGGATTTTGAATCATCAAAAGCATTACCACGTATTCCAGATGGTTTACGGGTTACTTACTACGATGAAGACCAAAACTTCCAAGAGAGTGAAATTATTGTTTACTCTGCAGGTAAGAATGCCAATAACGCTTCAGTATTTGAATCTATTCAGTTACCCGGTGTTACTAAGAAGTCTGCAGTAATCGACCACGCAAGATGGCATATTGCTCAAGCTAAACTTCGCCCTGAACTTTATACATTAAATACCGATATTGAATATCTCGTATGTAATCGTGGAGACAGAGTTAAAGTTGCTCACGATATCCCTATGTGGGGTGTTGGTAGTGGTCGAATCAAGAATAAGATTACAGACTTAGTTGTAGAGTTAGATGAGCCTCAAGAATATAGCTCAACAAGAAATTATCTAATCCGAGTTAGAAGCTCAGATGGTAGTAGCGTTGTTCGCAACATTGTAACAAGTAGTACTGTTGTAGGTCATGACGTAACCAATGGGATTACAACTGTCGAATTTACAAGTGAACATCAATTCTCTGTAGGTGAGACTGTTATAATAAATCTATCAGACGGAGAAATTTTTAATAATATCCCTGTAAAAGTTATAGCTGCTACCGACACTACAATTAGTTATGATTTAGACGAACTTGACCATGAGTTTGAGCTAACAACTGGTAATGTTAAATATGCAGATGGTTTTATTTCTAAGATTAAATTTGACGCTACAACTACTGATGAAGAAGTAAGTCCCTCAGATTTATTCATCTTTGGTGAAGTTACAACTGACTCACAAGATTTAATTGTACTCAGTATTGAACCAACAACCAATAAAGCCGCAAGAATTACTTTAATCGATTATGGTGTAACTCCAGATTATAATATCTTCACAGATTATTTAAATCTAACAGAGAATGTAGTATTTGAATCTCAAATCACATTACCTGCTAAGTTACAAATAGAAAGTTTTAAAGCAGACCAGATTCCATTTATAACTAAGATGGTAAGTGATGAATCTGTAATGGAGCGAATTGCGGCAGGTGTTTTTAAATATAATTTAAAGGTATCTTACTCAAACTCTTCTAGTCTACCTAAGAGTACTGCAGCTGTCCAAGTTCAGTACGATTATGCAGATGCAACCGATTCATTGAATCAGCGTATTGTGACTACAGAGTTCATGAAAGGTTCTGTAACAATTCCAGATGTAACTGAAGGTGAAAACTATAAGTTACGAATTCGTTATGTTTCTACTGAAAGTCGTGTAGGCACATGGTCAGCTTGGACTACAACAACAATTGTAGGTAAAACAAGTAAACCTTCTAATGTTACAAATTTCATTGCAACACCTGACGTTACTACAGGTAAATTAGTCTTTACTTGGGATGCTAATTCTGAAGTTGATATCAAAGGTTATGAAATTCGGACTCAAGATGCGGAATGGGGTTCAAGCTCTAACCAAGTTTTCTTAGGTTCAGCTACAACTTGCTTAGTGTTACCTGAAGAGTCTATGTCTACTCGAAACTTCTATATTAGAGCTTTTGATTATGGCGGTAACTATTCAGAAACTAGTGCTACAATTAGTTATACCTCACCATTACCAACAGAAGCTACAAACTTGCGTTATAGTTTCGGTACAACCAGTAATACAAACTCTACAGTAACATTTAATTGGGATGCTGCAGTAGGTTCATTCTTTAATATTAAGGAATACGTAGTTACTGTTTCAAGACCCGAAGTTGCGGATGAGATTATTACCACAGCTAGTACAACCTTTACAACACGAGCCGATTGGTTAGGTAATGCTACATTATCTATTGTGTCTAAGGATGTATCTAATGGTTTAAGTAATCCAGCTATACTAACAGTACCTAAATATGCGCCAGCACCTTTAGTATCTTTAGCTACAGAGGTTGTTGATAACAACGTTCTCTTACGTTGGGTTACACCTAATACAACAAGCTTGCCAGTATCTCACGTAGATATTCGCCGTGGTGCAACTTGGGAGACTGCTGATAAGTCTATTGGTACTAAGAACGGTTCATTCACAACAGTGTTCGAACTTTCAGGTGGTCGTTATACTTATTGGATTGCTACAGTAGACACTGATAATAGATACTCAGAGCCTATTGCGGTTTCAGTAACTGTTGCTCAACCACCAGACTTCGTATTCAATGCTGAGTATACTAGCGCCTTTACAGGTACTAAGGTAAATACAACTGAGGTTGTAAATACCTCTGGTTTACTCATGCTGGTAGATACTACAGAAACATGGTCAGAGCATTTTACTTCAAACTCATGGGCTTCTCCACAGGCACAAATCACTGCTGGTTATTCATACTATGCATTACCTGCAGGTGGTACAGCCTCATATCAAGAAGTGTTTGATTATGGTCAAACTCTGGCAAGTAGTAGTATTACAATTAGTAGACTTGGAAATATTGTTTCAGGTTATCCGACAGTATACTCTGAGATTGAAACAAGTTTAGACGGTTCTGCATGGACTAGTCCACAAGCTGTTGATGCATTGTTTGCATTCAACTTCCGATATATCCGAGTGACAGTTAAAGCTGTAGCTAATAGTGACCAAGATTTATTTACACTAACGCATTTAGTAGTTCGTTTAGATAATAAGCAACTTGCTGATTCAGGCAGTGTAGATGCTTTAAGCACTGATACTAATGGCACGATTGTTAACTTTAATAAGGAAGTTATTGATGTACAAAGTATCACATTAACTCCTGCTGGAACTACACCAATCTCTGCAGTCTATGACTTCAAAGATTCAGTTATGTCTGGTACATATTCAGTTACATCTAATGTATGTACTGTTAACGTTACAGCACATGGCTTAGAGACAGGACAGAAGGTTCGTTTAGCATTCTTAACTGGTGCTGGTATTAGTGGTGTGTACACAGTTACAAAAATCACAGCTGACCAATATACAGTTAGTATGACTGTAGCTAACACTTCTGGTAATTTATCATCATATGCTCAATCAATGAGAGTGTATGCATTCAATTCAACAACTGGCACTAGGCAATCTGCTAAAGTTAGCTGGCAAATTAGAGGATATTAAAATATGGCTAATCATAATTTACCCACGCAAACTAGTGGGTATTTAGATTTCGTTACTCAGATGGATAGCCGCTTTGATGATTTGGCAAGGGGTCTTGACCCCGCCAAGTCTCCAGTAGGCGACCCGACAATTAGTAACCTTCCAGTTGATTCAATTGGCTGGAGTAGTGAAAATAAGAAATGGCGTAAATGGAACGGCAGTACTTGGGTAGACTTAATCACGGATAATATTTATTCGATTAGTATCTCAGGTAATGCCGCTACTGTAACGAACGGTGTTTATACCACTGGCGCTCAAACTATTGCGGGTGTAAAAACTTTCAGTAGCACTATTAGCGGTTCTATCGATGGTAATGCAGCTACTGTAACAAACGGTGTTTATACCACTGGCGCTCAAACTATTGCTGGCGTAAAAACCTTCAGTAGCACTATCGTTGGTTCTATTAACGGTAATGCAGCTACTGTTACAGGTGGTGTTTATACTTCTGGTGACCAAACTATTGCTGGTACTAAAACCTTCAGTAGTAAAATCACTGGCTCTATCAGTGGTAACTGTGATGGTAATGCCGCCACAGCTACTTCTGCTGGTTCTGCTACTACAGCTACTACTGCTGCTGCAGCTACTACACTGGTAACAGCGAACTGGACAGTAGAAGAAGTTGGTAATGTATTACAATTTAAATTCGGTGGCAATATTAAAATGACACTGGATTCAGACGGTAATATTAAGGCACTTGGCGATATCGAAGCATATAGCGAGACATTGTAATTTAAGTAAAGGGAGTTAGTTATATGCACGAACAGATTGAGCATAGAGTTATAAAACTAGAATTGAAAGTAGAAGACCACGCTACGGAACTGAAAAAGCTTCAGGATATTTCCATAGACCTTCGTAGTTCATTATCTGGAATTGAAAAGACACTGAATCAAATAAAATATTTAGCTATTGGTGCGGTACTTGTGATTATTTCACAATCTGCAGGTATCACAACAGTACTAAAACTATTGGTCGGTCTGTAAGAACATCCCGCTTCGGCGGGATTATTTAAGGAATAATATGCTACCACTATTAACAGGTATTATAAGTTCACTTGTTTCAAATGGTTTAGGTAAGGTTGCAGATGCGGTAACAACCAAAGGTCTAGACTATGTAGAAGATAAGTTAGGTGTCAAATTAGAACCTAATATGTCCTCTGAAAAATTAGCAGCTGTGCAAGAAGCTGCAATGAAACATGAAGAATTTATGTTTGAGCAAGAAGTTAAAGACAGAGCAAGTGCTAGAGAAATGCAACAAGCTGCATTAGCTCAAGGTGATTCAGAAAGTAAAAATTTCGTGTATCGCTTTGCATGGTTCTGGTCCGTTACTTCGGCATTATATTTTTTCTGTGTGACGTTTCTTTCGTTACCAGAAGGAGCGAGAGACTTTGCTAACATTATTTTAGGTTTCCTATTAGGTACAGCAATAGCCTCTATTTTCAACTTCTTTTACGGCTCTTCTAAATCGAGCGCGGATAAGACACAAGCTATGATTAAAGGAATTAAGTGATGGCTAATCTATCAGAACATTTCACATTAGAAGAGGGTACAGCCTCTGAGACTGCAACTAAGATGGGCATTAATAACCAGCCAGATGCAAAGCAATTAGAAAATATGAAGATTGCAGCTGCAGGTATGGAAAAGATTCGTGCGCTATTGGGTAAACCTATCAAGGTTAACTCATGGTTACGTTTACCAGCTGTTAACGTGGCTGTAGGCGGCTCCGCTAAGTCTGCACATATGGATGGTTGGGCTATCGATTTTACGTGCGCTGGCGTGGGCGTACCACTCGAAGTAGCTAAGAAAATCGCAGCCTCTGATATCGCGTATGACCAAATGATTCATGAATATGGTCGTTGGGTCCACATCAGTTTTGAACCAGCTTTACGTAAGCAACAACTTACAATCTTCAAACCAGAAGGTAAATATAAAGTAGGTCTATTAACTGAAGCTGAATATCACAACGCTTAATTTAGACAAAAAGAAACCCCGTAACCTTTGCAGGTACGGGGATTTTTTACGCCTATTGTAAGTGAATTACGGCAGCTTTGCCAGAACCACCATCAGGTTTGTAATGCAAACTTGCTAGTGCATCACGATAGCCGCGCTTGTATCCAGCTTCGTAAGCACCCTTAATCCAATCAGTTAAGAATCGATTAAGAGTATCAACACTTTCAGCTGCTACTTGCGCCCATTGAAAACAACGTTCAGCTTTAAACTGAAAACCGTCTTCAGCCTCCCAAAACCACTCTTCAAACTTCTCGGCAATCATGCACAGAACTCCTGCAGTTGAGAAGCGGTCATAGCACCACTAGAACGCTTGATAACTTGATTATCTTCCATGAGTAATACCGTAGGGACACCTCGCACAGCAAACTCTCTAGCGGCCTCCATATCTTCATCGATATCGATAGTTTTAATCTGAGCAACAGGCAAGGGTAAATCTTGCATTGTCATTGCCAGTGCTTTGCATGGACCGCACCATGATGCTTTAAATACAACTAGATGTTTCATTAATCATCCCATCCTTCCTGAATAGCATAACCACTACCTTCGTTAGTAATGATTGCAATTGGGTTTAAATCTTTCATAATAACTCCTTAAGACAGCTCAACCTTTTTCATAAAATAGAATTCGCGGTAATGAACATACCTTTCATTTCTACTTCTATCTTTCAAAGATGCCAATAATTTTTTAGCATCCTTCATTTTAGCAAATTGTTGAAGAAGTACTTTCTCCTGCTGTGAATCAATAGATACATAATCTACATCATCTGCACCATTTAATAGAAATTTTCTATGAGTGATATGTTTTCCATGTTCATCATAAAAATAAAATTCGGTATTTTGTTGCCAAACTTCGTAATAGTACTTCATTCAACCTCCTTTATTGACACGCTTCACATTCACCTTTGGCAGCTTGTACACCAGCCTGAGTGTAAATGTAGTATAACGCTAAAATATTTTCATCTAAGAACGCTTCCTTGTGAACTTCAGCAATCCACGCAGGGTCTTCGTCAGCAGCAAAGAACAGATTCAATGATTGCCATTGGTCAATGTACTTGCTACGAGCAGAAGCTAATCTTAACACAGCTTTCTGGTTAATTTCAAAAGCAGTCTTAAAAACTTCCTTTTCTTCTGGTGTTAACCAATCGACATGCTGTACAGAACCTTGTTTATCGGTAATCTCTTGCAAATGCTTCTTAGTGTAAACACCTTTCTTTTTCATCAGTTCTAAGAGGATAGGATTAGTTCTATCAACTTCACCAGCTGCAGTCATTTGGTTGAAACTCATAGCAGGGTCTGGATTGATACCTTCAGAGATACCACCCATTAATAGTGCAGTAGATTTGGTAGGAGCAATAGCAATACGATGAGTATTACGTACACCATAACCTTTACACCACTCTGGTTCACCTAAGATTAAAGCTAAGTCTTGACTTGCACGTAATGATTCTTTATCAATGTGTGCTTGAATCTCTTGACTTAACATGTGTGCATCGAACGATTCGAATGGTAGCATCTTACTCATGAACAGCGTATGAATACCACATAAACCTAAACCTAGTGCATGACTCTTTTCAGTAAACCGAACAGCTTTTTCTAGACCGCTGACACCTTTAGCTCGTTCAATGAATTCACTGGCAACACAATCTAAGAACACTGTAGCCCAATAAACTGCTTCTGTATCCTTCCACTCAGGGTATTTAGCACCATTCATAGAAGATAGAACACAAGTGTATGTATGCTCATGGTCGTTGAATAACATAATCTCAGAACAAAGCTGAGAGTTATTAATCAACATACCTAACTCTTTGTACATTACTGGACGCTTGGCATTAGCTTTATCAATGAAGAAGAAGTAACCCTTGCCAGTTACCATTTTAACTTTCATTGCAGCTTGGAAACGTTCAACAGCTTCTTGGTCATTTGCATTCAAACGGTCAATGAAAGTTTGGCGAATTGTCCAACCGATATTTAAGTCGTCTGGTTCAGAAGAGATTAAGTTAACTACTTCGTGAAAATCACCATGCTCAATATCTAAGTAACAAGCCCATGCACCTCTACGCGCAGTACCTTGTGCAATATTACGCATAGCATTAACGTGTTCTTTAATGATAGGAATAACACCAGAAGCCTTACCGCCTACACTGATAGAAGTACCACGAGGACGAATGTGTGAGAAGTCACTAGCAGTTCCGAAACCGTATTTAGTTAACATAGCAACTTCATGTAAGTTACTGTAGAAACCGTCTACTGAATCATCGACCACTGTACCAGAGCAAGATACAGGCATGCCACGAGTAGTACCCATGTTAGCTAGTACTGGAGTTGATGGACTTAACCAGCCTTTCCAAAATAAGTTAAAGAACTCAGCTTCAGCTGTAGCTTGGAAATCAGCAGGTAAGTGTTTAGCTGCAGTCTTAGCAATGCGCTCAAACTGTCCACGAACGGATTTCCCGTTTGTTTCATACTCATATTTATCCTTAAACATTTGGTAACCAGCAGTGGTATACCACTCAGGGACTAAGCCCTGTTCTTGTAATTGCTTACGTTCTTCACTTAACTTCTTATAAATATTATCTGTCATTTTATTCCTTATTCCATACGAACGCTGAACTATCCCAATTACGATGATATTGATTACCCATACCGCTAAAGAAGTCGTTGAAAGTGTAATCGTTAATTCCTTTGTAGAACCACTCAGAAATTGGATTGTACTTTACATCATACTCTTTTTCTAAACCTAAAGCCTTTAGGCATTCATTCACACGGGACTGTACAAAGTTCTCTAACTGGTGAGCCGTAATACCTTTGATATCACCCTTCTCAAACAGCATAGCGATAATTTGGCATTCATGTTCATAAATCTTCTTAGCTACAAGTCGAATCTGAGAATCAAGAGCCATCATGTGTGCCTCAAAGACTTCAGGGCTTACTGTCGCCTTGAATTGTTCTAACTTATATTTGAATGCCCATGCACCACCTTGTGAATGCATATTCTCGTCACGAACTGAGAAGTTAATACCACGTACAATATTCATTAACTTGTTCTTACCTTGAGATTGGTAATGCTTCAAGAAAGCGAATGAACTGTACAGAATAACACCCTCTACCATTGAGAAAGCAGCTAATGAAATTAAGTCGTCTGGATGGTCGATAATCTCACCGATATGTGCTACACGGCTCTTCAGTACTTCATTATCCAAATAAGACATATAGAATTCTGGAGTATCAATATGCAATAGTTGGTTAATCTTGTTATAGAACGGGGCATGGACTGCTAATTCAAACATCGAGAATACAGAAGCCATACGGTGAAATTCTGCGCTGTCGAACATGTTCTTAAAGCGACCACCCCAATATTCAGAACCTGCGTGGGTTTCATAGATACTGAATAATTTGAGGGTGGTAATAACTGCATGCTTTTCAGCTTCAGTAAAGTTTACTAATACGTCCTGCACATCCTTCTCGACTTTAATTTCGTCAGGTAACCAGAATACTTTTAATTGTTGGTCTGCAAACTCAACAGGTTCTGGTCGTTCATTAATCGGTAGCAGGTGTTTTTCTAGCATTTTAATCCTCTTCTTTTACTACGTTGTAGCGGTCACGAGCTTCTAGTGAATCTTGAGCGTCTTGTGTTAGGTAACGACTGCGATACAAGTCTTCTAAAATCTTCGAACCACTGGCTTTGTCAATTGCTTCTCTACTAGCGTAACCGCCATATAGCCAAGCTTCATCTAATCTCTCTTCTCCAACCCATCGACTGCACACTACCACTTCATTTAAGCGATTACGATGCTGTAAACCGTCTTGGCGTAGCACAGGTTTGTCGATATCCATACCCAACGAATGTAAGAACTTGTTAAAAGCTACTGTATCATTCTCAAAGTCAGATGAGTAATTTGGCATTACTTTTACAATCTCTGATTCAGACACAATACATAAGGCTACAATGGCTGAAGGACGGGGTGGAAATTTTAATTTTTTATTCATGGTTTACCCTTTATTGAGAGAGAAATGATTATATCACGCAGATTCAGTTAAATCAAGGTATGTTTCACCTTGGTTTTTTAGACGTTTTGAGTGCAACTTAATGGCAGCTATTGCCATAAGCACATAAGGGGCGGCTAAGACCAGCATTGCTAAATAAACTAATACTTCCATATTAACCTTTCTTTAAATTAGGGTTCAGCATAAATTCCAATAGGAACATTGCATTAACGGCTACAGCAGCCATGTGAGGCATGTTTGGTGTCGTAC